TCACTCCTGAATTTTCCCTTCGCGGACCCACTCATCCACTTCAGAAATTTTGAATTTATATCGTTTGCCTGCCCTGTACACAGGTAGTTTTCCTTCTTTTATCCATGTGCGAACTGTATCTTGACTAATGCTTAGATGTTCAGCGATATCTTCCAGATTAACCCACTTCTCAACTTGCATTTCTTCATACTCGTGACTCATCGTATTACCTCCATTTTTCTACAAGAGTTACGATTCAAAAAATCTGAACTCCAGCTTTCTGTAATGCTTCAATGAGATTTATTTGTTTCAGTGCCCAATGTGTGCGGTTCAGCTCATTAAACGATCTGGCCCCGCCGATGCCAAGTTCAAAACAATGTTCATTTAAGATCTGTTGCGGAATCGCCGTTATAATCGTGTAGTAGATCTTGATCCCGTTGTCCTGAATCTTAACGTCTTTCACGAACCCGAAATAAGCATCTTGGGCATCGTCCGTCTTCCCGTAGGAATGGTTCTCGTCAGCGAAGATGGCTGGATATCGTTTCAAGTCCTCGATAGCTTCCGGTGTGAGGGACGCATATTTTGTTTTCAATTCATTGTTTGTGCTCTCAGTCAAAGCACGATCCTTGGGGACCAGAAAATAGTTATCCTCGAACTTCTCGCCAAGAATCACAAACAGATGATAGAAGTCTGTGTTAAAGGTTATTCGTGCTCTGTTCTCGCCACGCCTTGATCTGGGATCGTTCAGCATAACCGTGATATTATTCTCCACGGTATCAGCATGAGCAACGAAATTGTTATTGCCTCCGGATACAGTGATTTCGGCGGCTTTCCCCGGCACCGTAAGATTGCCGGAGGAATTGACTGGTAAATTGTCACTCATCTTGTTTTCCTCCATTGTTTATTGTCAGCTTGTCAACGTGTTGATAGAAGTTGTTGTTGCCTCCAGAGATGTTGATGTTGAAGAACGTTGGATTGTTGTTCAACATCTGCTGAGTCACTGGAGGAGTATCCTGACTGGCAGCATCCGAAGTGTCATCTTCAACAGCCTCTGCGGTTATCGTTTCCTTCGTATCAACAGTGTAAGTTGTCAGGCCATCAAGGAGGCCTTCACCCATATGTGCAGTGTACTTTCTTGGACCTCGGCCGTTTGGCGGGCACCATACATCATAGGTTTTTCTGCCTACAGAATTATCCCTTCGGTTCACAACTACATAGTGCCAAACGCCAATAAGGAATGACGGAAGGCATACTTCTTTGAGGTCGCCAAGCGCGGCCTTTTTCTTTTTCTCACCATTTGGCCCGATATAGAACGCGTCACCAGCCTTAATGGTCTGATCCTGCTGAATAAGATCAACGATTGCTCGAACCAGGTTGACGTCCTTATGTACCGTCTCGCTTGTATCAAGGAAGTTATTCACGAATCCGATCATTCGATTCAGAACGGTTTGATAGGTCGTTTTCACTTTGAAATCAAATGCCGATATTGCCTGTTCGTCATCAAAAAGCAGATATGTGCTATTCGATATTTTGCAGGCCTTGTAGTTGTTTGCCGTGCCTTTCAGATTCTCCTTGCCGGGATCTGTGTAATCAGGATTGATTACCTTGATCAGCCCCACCAGCACTTCTGGATCGGACAGTCCATCGCTATCACCAGAATAATGTTCTCTCGCCTTCATTCGTTGCCGGAGGGCTTGCAACACTAACGTGAAAAAGGTGCCTCCGCACAGGCGAGGATATTCGTTTGTTGCCAAAGGTTGTCCCTCCAAATCTCAGCTGTTTTTCAAGATGACGGAAGCTTATTGCATTAGGTAATCCGCATCAAACCCCACTAATTCATATTATATCGCAAGAAATGCAAAAATACAATCTCTTCCTGTGTTCGTTTGACAATGAGCACAGGAAGTTTCTGCTTTCGACCTAATTAACCTTATCAACTATGGCGGTTGACGCTTTAAACGATTAGATATGCCCTGTGAAAACCGCAAGACCTATTTATTGGATTTCGCAAAGTTGTAAGTTGTTGAGGTGAGGTCGTGATAAGTCGATCGGCAACCAGTGTTTGAAAATGAGCCAAAGGCTCCCGTTAAAAAAAACGGCGAGTTTTTTGGCCTTTTGTGATGCCCTTTTCTCGTCGGGAAAGGGCATTCACTATGTTTGCGTACCGCTACCATTTTTCCAACGGCGAAACCATCTCTATCGATGTCTCCGATGATTGGGGCGAGATCCTCATCGACCTGGACCGGCAGGAGTACAACAACGACCACAAGGAGACCCGCCGGCACTATTCGCTGGAGGGCAAGGTCTACGAAGGCATGGACTACGCTGTGGAGGACTCCGGCCTGGAAGCCCTCTTTGCCGGCCCCACCGATGAAGAGTGTCTCCGCACCGCCATCCAGCAGCTTACCCCCGACCAACAGGAAATGGTCCAGGCCATCTACTTTGAGAACGTGAGCGTCAACGACTATGCCGCCCGGATGGGCGTGACGCAGTCCGCCATTTCCCACCGTTTGCAGACCGTGAAGAAAAAATTGAAAAAACTTCTGAGGTGACCCTCATAATCAGCCTTTCTCTTGGCCGTATATCGGAAGGAGCGAGAAAGCAGCCTTCCAGAAAGGATGAACGCCATGAGACATAAGCTGAAAATCAGCGTGTCCAAGGAACCGCAGACTGGCGGGGTGGTCAGATGCCGCAGTGTAACGCTGCGGGAGAAGATGCTCACCCGGCTCCTGGGCCGCAAAGAGCGGGTGATGATCCTCATTCCCGGCAACACCGTGGAATCCCTGGACATCACCGAGCTGCCGGAGGGAGGTGCGGCCTGTGAGTAAGATCAAGCTCCTCCTGGATGTGGTGGAGGATATGCGCTCCCTCGCTGACAGTCTCCAGTCATTGGCGGACGCCATGACCCAGGGAGAAGCCCCGGAAGCCGAGCCTGTACAGAAGGCCGCTCCGCCCCATCCAAAGGAGCCGGTGGTCACGCTGGAGCAGGTTCGGGCAGTACTGGCTGAAAAAAGCCATGACGGGAAAACCGAAGCGGTTCGGGAGCTGCTGCAGAAGTACGGCGCTCCGAAGCTGTCGGCGGTAGACCCCAAGCACTATCCGGCTCTGCTGAAGGATGCGGAGGTGATCTGATGCCGCCCTCCAAACACGCCGTTCTCTCCGCCAGCGGCGCCCACCGATGGCTCCACTGCAACCCTTCGGCACGGCTGGAGCTGGAGTTCGCCGACCGGGAGACGGAAGCCGCAGCCGAAGGCACCGCCGCCCATGCTCTGGCAGAGCACAAGCTCAAAAAGGCGCTGAAGCTGCGTTCCCGAAAGCCCGTCAGCCCGTATGACTGCGATGAAATGGACGCCTACACCGATGGATATGTGGAGTTTGTGCTGGAACAGCTGGAGGAAGCCAGGGCGCTCTGCGCCGACCCTCTTGTCCTCATCGAACAGCGGCTGGACTTCTCCTGCTATGTGCCGGACGGCTTCGGCACCGGCGACTGCCTGATCGTGGCGGACAAGCTCCTGCACATCATTGATTTCAAGTACGGGCAGGGCGTCCTGGTGGACGCGGAGGAAAATCCCCAGATGATGCTGTACGCCCTGGGCGCGCTCCGGCAGTTCGACCATCTCTATGACATTACCCGGGTTGCCATGAGCATTTACCAGCCCCGTCGGGAGAATGTGTCCACCTGGACTATCACCGTGGAGCAGCTCATGGATTGGGCGGAACACACCCTCAAGCCCAAGGCGGAAATGGCCTATCAGGGTGAAGGAGACTATGTTCCTGGCCCCTGGTGTACCTTCTGCAAGGCGGCGGTGAAGTGTCGCGCCAGAGCGGAAGCCAAGCTCCATCTCGCCAAGTATGAGTTTACCATGCCGCCACTCCTCACCGATGCGGAGATTGAGGACATACTCTCCCGACTGCCCGGCCTGACCAAGTGGGCCGGCGAGATCGAAGCCTACGCTCAGGACGCCGCCATTCACCACGGCAAGGTGTGGCACGGCTTCAAGCTGGTGGAGAGCCGCACCAACCGCAAGTACACAGATGAGGAAGCCGTGATCCGTGCCGCCAACGCCGCCGGATACCACGACATCTTCAAAAAGTCCCTCATCCCCATCACCGAGATGGAGAAGCTCATGGGCAAAAAGACCTTTGCCGAGGTGCTCGGCGGTCTGGTCGAGAAGCCCAAGGGCAGGCCGACCCTTGTTCCGGTATCCGACAAGCGTCTGGCCATCGCCACAATGGATGCCACCCAAGAATTTACTGAGATAACGGAGGTATAACGATATGTCTGTCGATCACAAGAATCCGACCAAAGTGGTCACCGGTGTTGTCCGCCTGTCCTACGCCAACGTCTGGGAGCCGGCCTCCATCAACGGAAGCAACCCCAAGTACAGCGTTTCCCTCATCATCCCCAAGACCGACACCAAGACCATCGATGCCATCAACGCCGCTGTGGACGCCGCCATCAAGGACGGAGCCGCCAAGTTCGGCGGTAAGATCCCCAACAAGGCCGCTCTGAAGCTCCCCCTGCGGGACGGTGATCTGGAGCGGGACGATGAAGCCTACAAGGGCGCCTACTTCGTCAACGCCAACAGCACCACCGCACCCCAGATCGTGGACCGCTCCGTGCAGCCCATCCTGGATCGCGCCGAGGTCTACTCCGGCTGCTACGCCCGTGTATCCGTCAACTTCTACGCCTTCAACTCCAATGGCAATCGCGGTATCGCCTGCGGCCTGGGCAACATCCAGAAGGTGCGGGACGGTGAACCTCTGGGCGGTCGTTCTTCCGCCGCGGATGACTTCGCCACCGATGTGGATGACGACTTCCTTTCCTAACAACCTTTCGGCAAGGGTGGCGGAGGGCAACCTCTGCCGCCCTTATGCCGCAGGAAAGGAGACCTTATGAAAACCTTATCTATCGACATTGAAACCTACTCCCCGGAGTCGCTGGCCAAGTGCGGCGTGTACCGCTACTGCCAAGCCCCGGAGTTTGAAGTGTTACTGTTCGGCTATTCCGTGGACGGTGGCCCCGTCCAGGTGGTGGATCTCGCCGCCGGTGAGTGCATCCCCGCCGATGTTCTGGCGGCGCTGACCGACCCGGCTGTGTCCAAGTGGGCCTTCAACGCCCAGTTCGAGCGGGTGTGTCTTTCCCGATACCTGGGGTACCCGGTCGGACGATACCTGGACCCTGACTCCTGGTACTGCACCATGGTGTGGTCGGCTACTCTGGGTCTGCCCCTCTCTCTGGAAGGGGTGGGCGCCGTGCTGGGGCTGGAGAAACAGAAGCTCAAGGAAGGCAAAGACCTGGTGCGTTATTTCTGCACGCCGGCTAAGGCCAAGGATGGCTCCGCCTTCCGCCGGCTTCCTACAGACGCCCCGGAGAAGTGGATTTCCTTCAAAGCCTATAACCTTCGGGATGTGGAGACGGAGATGTCCATTCAGCAGAAGCTGTCCCGCTTTCCGGTTTCGCCGGAAGAGTGGGACAACTACCATCTCGACCAGCGCATCAACGACCGGGGTATCCTGCTGGACCGCACCCTGGTGTCCCAGGCCATCCGCTGTGACGAGCGGTTCAAGCGCACCCATCTGGAGCAGGCCCGCTCGGTCACCGGGCTGGAGAACCCCAACAGCCCAGCCCAGCTCAAAGCATGGCTGGCGGAAAAGGGCGTGGAAGCCGAATCCCTCTCCAAATCGTCTGTTCTGGAGCTGCTGTCCCATGCGGAGGGAGAGGTGGAACTGGCCCTGTCCCTGCGGCAGGAGCTGGCCAAGAGCAGCGTCAAGAAATACACCGCCATGGAGTCAGTGGTCTGCCCGGATGACCGCGCCCGCGGCCTGATCCAGTTTTACGGAGCCAATCGAACCGGCAGATTTGCCGGGCGGCTCATTCAGGTGCAAAACCTCCCGCAGAACCATCTGCCCGACCTGAAACAGGCCAGGACGCTGGTGCGGGACGGGCACTTTGACGCCGTGGAGCTGCTCTACGACTCCGTCCCGCTGGTGCTCTCCGAGCTGATCCGCACCGCCTTTATTCCGAAACCGGGATGCCGCTTCTTCGTGGCGGACTTTTCTGCTATCGAAGCGCGGGTCATCGCCTGGATTGCCGGAGAGCAATGGCGGCAGGAGGTGTTCGCCCAGGGCGGGGATATCTACTGCGCTTCCGCCAGCCAGATGTTCCACGTCCCCGTGGTCAAGCACGGCGTCAACGGCCACCTCCGGCAGAAAGGCAAAATTGCGGAGCTGGCCTTGGGCTATGGCGGGTCGGTTGGGGCACTGAAGGCCATGGGCGCGCTGAACTACGGCCTGACCGAGGAGGAGCTGAAACCCCTTGTAGACGCCTGGCGGCAGTCCAATCCCCGCATCGTGAAGTTCTGGTGGGACGTGGACCGCGCCGCCACCACCTGCGTCCGGGACAGAGTCCCCGCCGAGACACACGGCATTCGCTTCCTCTACCAGAGCGGCATGATGTTCATCGTGCTCCCATCCGGCAGAAAGCTGGTGTATGTGAAGCCCAAGATGGGCGTCAATCGATACGGCAGCGAATCCGTCACCTATGAAGGTGTCGGCGGCACAAAGAAATGGGAACGGATTGACAGCTACGGCCCCAAATTCGTGGAGAACATCGTCCAGGCCACCGCCCGCGACATCCTGGTGGAAGCCATGCGCCGGCTGGAAGCGGCGGGGTACCAAATCGTGATGCACGTCCATGACGAAGCGGTCATCGAAGCTCCGGCGGACGCATCTCTGGGTGACATCTGCGCTATCATGGGCCAGACCCCCGCCTGGGCGGAAGGGCTGCTGCTCCGGGCAGATGGTTATGTCTGCGACTTTTATCAGAAAGACTGAGGTGACCCTTATGGGAATCAACAAATTCAACTGTGAGGGCTACTACGACCCTACGGCCTATGAAGCCCTGACCCGGATCGAGAACGAGGCGCGCAAGCTCCGCTCCTTCCGTCCGGTCGTGTATATCTGCTCACCGCTCTCCGGGAATCTGGAGGGCAACCAGGAAAAGGTGGCGCGCTACTGCCGCTTCGCCGTGGACGCCGGGTATATCCCCATTGCGCCCCATCTGTACTTTCCCCGGTTCATGGATGACGCCAACCCCAGGGAGCGGGATCTGGCCCTGTTCATGGACATCGTTCTGCTCACCAAATGCGCCGAGCTGTGGGTGTTCGGGGACACAGTCTCCAAGGGCATGAGCATCGAGATCGAGAAGGCCAGGCGGAAGGGCCAGCCCATCCGCTATTTCACGGAGAACTGCCAGGAGGTGGCCGTATGAAAATCGCTGTCGGCAACAGCCGTATGGACAAGAAGTGGAAGAACCGGGACATCTCCTGGGAAGACCTGTGCGCCAGAGTCGGTTCCACCATTCGCACCACGGAGACCGTGGAGGAATACCGCAAGCTGAAGAAGGGCGCCCAGGACAACATCAAGGATGTGGGCGGCTTCGTGGGCGGTCAACTCCGGGAGGGCCGGCGCAAGAACGGCATGGTGCTCTGCCGCTCCATGCTCACGCTGGATATGGACTATGGCAAGCCTGGGGTCTGGGACGAGATCGACCTGCTCCACGACTTTCAGTGCTGCGTCTACTCCACCCATAAACACACGCCGGAGCATCCCCGGCTGCGTATGATCATCCCCTTGGTCCGCGACATCACCGAGGAGGAGTATCCGGCGGTGGCCCGGATGGTAGCCAAGGAGATCGGCATCGACCTGTTTGACGATACCACCTATGAAGCCTGCCGCCTGATGTACTGGCCCTCCACCTCCGCAAATGGCGAGTTCTTCTACAAAACCAAGGAAGGCCCACTGCTGGACCCGGACGCCTATCTCGCCAAGTACGCCGATTGGCACGATGCTTCCACCTGGCCGGTTTCCTCCCGTCAGTCCGAAGCGGTGCGCCGGAGCATCACCCAGCAGGCCGACCCTCTGGAAAAGCCCGGTATCGTGGGCGCTTTCTGCCGCGCCTACACCATTGAGGAAGCCATCGAAGCCTTCCTTTCGGATGTCTATGAACCGTCCTCCATGAATGGGCGCTACGACTACATCCCCGCGGACTCCGCCGCCGGCGTGGTGGTGTACGATGGGAAATTCGCGTACAGCCACCACGCCACCGACCCGGTCTGCGGCAAGCTGTTAAACGCCTTCGACCTGGTGCGGCTCCACAAATTCCGGGAGCTGGACGAAAACGTGGGGCTGGACACTCCGCCGGGCAAGCTGCCCTCCTTCAAAGCCATGAGCGACCTTGCCCTGGCGGACGATAAGGTCAAGGCGGTCTTCGCCGAAGAGCGCATCGCCCAGGCCAGCGCCGAATTTTCCGATGAGGACTGGCAGAACGGCCTGGAACTGGACAAGTCCGGCCATGTGAAGAACACCCTGCATAACCTGACCCTCATTCTGGAGAACGACCCCAATCTCAAGGGCGTGGTGTTCAACCAGCTCCTGGACGGGATGGAGATCAAGGGCGAGGTACCCTGGAAGCACCCCTCCAAGTTCTGGCGGGACGCCGATGACGCCCAGCTTATCAGCTATGTGGACGCCCACTACGGCACCTTCTCCGCCCGGAACTACGACATCGCTGTGACCAAGGTGGCGGATGACCGGGCCTATCACCCCATCCGAGAGTTCATCGAGAGCCTGCCGGAGTGGGATAAGATCCCCCGCGTGGACACGTTGCTGGTGGACTATCTGGGCGCCGCCGACACCGCATACGTTCGGGCGGTGACCCGGAAGACCCTCTGCGCCGCCATCAGCCGGGTGCTGCGTCCGGGCTGCAAGTTCGACTCCATGCTGGTGCTCAACGGCCCCCAGGGCGTAGGCAAGAGCACCCTCATCGCCAAGCTGGCCGGAGAGTGGTTTTCGGACAGCCTGAACCTGGGCGACACCAAGGACAAGACCGCCGCCGAGAAGCTCCAGGGGTACTGGGTCTTGGAGATCGGCGAGCTTGCCGGGCTGAAGAAGGCCGAGGTGGAGACCCTGCGCTCCTTCCTCTCCCGGCAGAACGACATCTATCGTGCTGCCTTCGGCAAACGGGCCACGCCCCATCTGCGTCAGTGCGTGTTCTTCGGCACCACCAACGCCGAGTCCGGCTATCTGCGGGACACCACTGGCAACCGCCGCTTCTGGCCGGTCAAGACCCCTGGCAGTGGGAAGAAGCAGTCCTGGAACCTGACCCACGAGGAGATCCTCCAGATCTGGGCGGAAGCTCTCGTGTATGTGCGGCAGGGTGAGAAGCTCTATCTCTCTCCCGAAATGGACGCGCTGGCCAAAGATGAGCAGCGGGAAGCCATGGAGTCCGATGAGCGCGAGGGGCTGGTGCGGGAGTATCTGGACACCCTGCTGCCGGAACGCTGGGCGGAGATGGACCTCTTTGAACGCCGCAACTTCCTCACCGGCTCCGATTTCGGCGGTCTGCAGGAGAAGGGTACGGTGAAGCGCACCAGTGTATCCAACATGGAGATCTGGTGCGAGTGCTTCGGAAAGGAACGGGCCAACCTGCGCCGCACCGACAGCAATGAGCTGACGGGCATCCTGGCGCGGCTGGGCTGGAAACGGGCGGAGAGCAAGGTGCGCATCCCCCTCTATGGGCCGCAGTACGTTTTTGTTCCGAAGGGGTGTTCCCAATGAAGAGACGTTCAGGCACAAAATCCGGGAACAAGTTCCCAGGGGCGGCTCCGCACTTTGGAACCCCCGCCGGAACACCCCACGGGAACGGCGGAAGCCCCATAAGTAGCAAGGAAAACCGGCTTCCTTGTTCCTGTGTTCCCAACATTTCTTATATATCGAAAGATGTAAGAAATAGAGGTCATCAGCACGCGGAACACGCATATACGCGCATAAGGGGATTTTTCGGTTCCCGGAACACAGGAGGCCGATATGCGGGAGAAAGCCATTGAAGCCAAGCTGGTGAAGGCCGTCCGAATCATGGGCGGTCTCGCACCCAAGTTTGTAAGCCCTGGGTTTGATGGAGTGCCAGACCGCCTGGTGCTCCTCCCCAAGGGGAAAATCGCCTTCATTGAGCTAAAAGCACCCGGCAAGGCGCTCCGGCCTTTGCAGATAAGGCGGAAACAGCAGTTGGAAGCCCTGGGCTTTCCGGTGTACTGCATCGACAGCCCAGAGCAGATTGGAGGGATACTCGATGAAATACAGTCCTCATAAATACCAGACCTACGCCACGGACTTCATCCTGGAGCATCCCGTTTCGGCGGTGTTCCTCGACATGGGCCTTGGCAAGAGCGTCATCACCCTGACCGCCATCTTCGACCTCTGTCTGGACAGCTTCCTGGTTCGCAAGGTGCTGGTCATTGCTCCGCTCCGCGTGGCAGCGGACACCTGGCCCTGTGAGATCGAGAAGTGGGACCACCTGCGAGGGCTTACCTACTCGGTAGCGGTCGGCAGCGAAGCCCAGCGCAAGGCGGCGCTCCTGCAGAGGGTCAGCGTGTACATCATCAACCGGGAGAATGTCCAGTGGCTGGTGGAGGACAGCGGGCTACCTTTCGACTATGACATGGTGGTCATCGATGAGCTGTCCTCCTTCAAAAGCTACCAGGCCAAGCGGTTCCGCGCACTGCTGAAGGTGCGGCCCGGCGTCAAGCGCATCGTGGGCCTGACCGGCACGCCCTCCTCCAATGGGCTGATGGACCTGTGGGCGGAATTTCGCGTTCTGGATATGGGTAAGCGCCTGGGGCGGTTTATCACCCATTACCGCACCGCCTTCTTTCAGCCGGACAAGCGCAATGCCCAAGTGGTGTTCTCCTACAAGCCCCTGCCGGGAGCCGAGGACGCCATCTATGAGAAGATCTCCGACATCACCATCTCCATGCGGGCCGGCGACTATCTGGATATGCCGGAATGTGTGGTCAACGGGGTCAAGGTCACCCTCTCCGAAAAGGAGCGGCAAGCCTACGACACCATGAGGGCGGAACTGGTGCTCTCCCTGAACGGTGAAGAGGTGGACGCCGGGAACGCGGCGGCTCTGGCGAACAAGCTCTCCCAGATGGCCAATGGCGCGGTGTACGGGGAGGACAAACGGGTGCTCCGTCTGCACGACCGCAAGCTGGATGCCCTGGAGGACCTCATCGAAGCCGCCAACGGCAAGCCCGTCCTGGTGGCCTACTGGTTCAAGCACGATCTGGAGCGTATCCGCGCCCGGTTTACCGTCCGGGAGATCAAGACCAGCCGGGACATCGCCGATTGGAACCAGGGCAAGATCCCGGTGGCGGTCATCCACCCGGCGTCCGCCGGCCATGGGCTGAACCTGCAGTCCGGCGGTTCCACCCTCGTCTGGTTCGGACTGACCTGGTCGCTGGAGCTTTACCAGCAGACCAACGCCCGGCTCTGGCGGCAGGGGCAGAAAGACACAACTGTGGTCATCCACCACATTATCACGAAGAACACCATTGACGAGCGAATCATGTCCGCCCTTCAAAAGAAGGAACGGGCGCAGTCGGCTCTGATTGACGCAGTCAAAGCGGATCTGGAGGTGCGAAAATGACAGCGAAAGAATATTTATCCCAAGCCCGGCTGCTGGATGCCCGGATCAACGCCAAAATCCAGCAGGTTTCGGCTCTGAACGATTTAGCGACCCACGCAACTGCCACCCTGACGGGGATGCCCCGCAATCCCAACCGGTCCGAGTCCCGCATGGCGGAAGCGGTGGTCAAAATCATCGACCTGCAGAATGAAATCAACCACGACATCGATGAGTTGGTGGACTTGAAGCGGGAGATCACCCGCCGGGTGAAATCCATCCCCAACGCCGAGTATCAGCTCCTGTTGGAGAAGCGGTATCTGTGCTTCATGCCCTGGGAGAAGATCGCCGTGGACATGGGCTATTCCATCCAGCACATCTACCGTCTCCACGATTGGGCGCTGCGGGAATTTCCCGTCCCCCAGGAAACATGAGAGTTCGATGTATTGAATGAGAGTAGCTCCGTAGTGTATCATTAAAATTGCCAAGAGAATCAAGCGAAGCCATCGTGGGGCCACCCCCTGCGGTGGCTTTTCTTATGCCCGGAAGGAGGTGGAACGGTGCCCACAAAGCCCAAGCGCCCCTGTTCGTATCCCGGCTGTCCCAAGCTGACGGACGGCAGGTTCTGCGAGGAGCACGCCAAGGCGGAGGCCAAACGCTACGAGAAGTACGACCGTGACCCGGCTGTACGCCGCAGGTATGGCCGCGCCTGGAAGCGCATCCGCGACCGGTACATCCAGGAGCATCCGCTGTGTGAGCTGTGCCAGCGGGATGGCAGGCTGACCCCCGCCGAAGAGGTGCATCACAAGGTACCTCTCTCTGAGGGCGGCACACACGCACGGGACAACCTCGTTGCCCTCTGTAAATCCTGCCACGCCAGAATCCACGCCCAGTGCGGGGACCGCTGGCACAAGCACTGACCCGGTAGGGGGATAAAAATCTCTACAGCCTGTGGGCCGTGCAACGGGCCGGGGGTCTCGCGCACAAAATCGCGGTTTCAAAGGGGGTATATACCCCAGGCCGAGAAAGGAGGAAGTCTGTGGCCAAAGACGGTACCAACCGCGGCGGCGCCCGTGCTGGTGCCGGCGCAAAGAAGAAGCCCCTCGCCGACAAGATCGCCGAGGGCAATCCCGGCAGAAGGAAGCTGACTGTCATCGACTTTCAGGACACAGCCGATTTAGAAGGTCAGCCCATGCCGAAACCGTCAGCCATGCTGTCCGCCACCCAGAAGGATGGCAAGACGCTGGTCGCCGCCGAGGTCTTTGAGAAGACCTGGACCTGGCTGGCGGAGCGGAGCTGCGCCGCTCTCGTTTCCCCGCAGCTATTGGAGCGATATGCCATGAGCGTGGCCCGCTGGATACAGTGCGAGGAAGCCATCACCGAGTACGGTTTCCTCGCCAAGCACCCCACCACGGGGAATGCAATCCAAAGCCCCTATGTTGCGATGAGCCAGAACTTCATGTCTCAGACCAACCGCCTGTGGATGGAAATCTACCAAATCGTTAAGGAGAACTGTTCCAGCGAGTACGGCGGGGCCACGCCCCAGGACGATGTGATGGAGCGGCTGCTGTCCGCTCGGAAAGGAAACTGATATGACAAAATACAAAACGGCTGAGAGCGTGCGGCGCGGTCACCCGGACAAGCTGTGCGACCTGATCGCCGACAGCATTCTGGACGAGTGCCTGCGGCATGACCGCTATTCCCGCTGCGCCTGTGAGGTCATGGCCACCAAGGGAAAAATCTTCGTCTGCGGGGAGATCACCTGCGCGGCGAAGATCAATATCCGCTCGGTGGTACGGGAAGTCCTCCGCAAAGTGGGCTACAACCCCATGAAATTCATCGTGTTCGTCTATGTCCACCGGCAGAGTCCCGACATCGCCGGCGGCGTGGATTCCGCGCTGGAAGTGCGGGATGGCGGCAGCGAGGATGTGTTCGCTTCCACCGGTGCCGGCGACCAGGGCACCGTGTACGGTTACGCCACCAAGGAGACCTGGGCCCGTCTGCCCGTCCCTGTGGTTTTCGCAAACGACATCTGCAAAGGGCTGGATGACGCCATGCACGATGGAACTATCCGGGGCATTGGCCCCGATGGCAAGGCCCAGGTGACCGTGGCCTATGAAGACGGAAAACCCGTGGGCGCCAAGAACATTGTGGTGTCTGTCCAGCACGATGCGGACAAGGATTTGGAGGAGCTTCGCCGGGAGATCATCTCGGAGGTTCTGTATCCCATCCTGGACCGCTTCGATTTCCCCAAGGATGCGGAGATCCTCATCAACCCCTCCGGCAGGTTTGTGGAGGGCGGTCCCGCTGCTGACACCGGCCTGACCGGCAGGAAGCTGATGGTGGACACCTACGGCGGTCTTGCCGCCCATGGCGGCGGAGCCTTCTCCGGGAAGGACCCCACCAAGGTGGACCGCTCCGCCGCATACATGGCCAGAGCCATTGCCCGGAATGTGGTGGGCGCATGGCTGGCGGAGGAATGCCAGGTTTCCATCTCCTATGCTATCGGCAAAGCTCAGCCCACCGCTGTGGAAATCGACACCTTTGGCACCGCCAGGGTGGACGAGGATGTCATCCGGCTGGCGGTACTGGACGTGTTCGACCTGCGTCCCGCCGCCATCATCTCCGTACTGCACCTTCGCACGCCCCTGTACGCCGATACCTCCTCCTACGGCCACTTCAACGGATACAAGTACAGCTGGGAAAACCTCGACAAGACAGATGAGCTGCGGAAGGCGGTGGAAAAGTATGCTGATTGAGCGCAAGCGCACCGCCGACCTCATCCCCGCCGACTACAATCCCCGCAAGGACTTAAAGCCCGGCGACCCGGAGTACGACAAGCTGAAACGCTCCATGGAGCAGTTCGGCTATGTGGAGCCGGTGATCTGGAACAAGACCACCGGACGGGTGGTGGGCGGTCACCAGCGGCTGAAGGTGCTCATGGACATGGGCGTCACCGAAGTGGAGTGCGTGGTGGTGGAGCTTAACGAGGAGCGGGAAAAAGCCCTCAACATCGCCCTAAACAAAATCTCCGGCGATTGGGACAAGGACAAGCTGATGCTCCTCATCTCCGACCTGCAGGGCGCCGACTTCGATGTGTCCCTCACCGGCTTCGACCCCGCCGAGATCGATGACCTTTTTAAGGACAGTCTGAAGGACGGGGTCAAAGAGGATGACTTCGATGTAGACGCCGAGCTGGAGAACCCCGCCATTACCAAGGCCGGGGATGTCTGGACGCTGGGGCGGCACCGGCTGATCTGCGGGGACAGCACCAAGGCGGAAACCTTCTCTCTGCTGATGGACGGACTGAAGGCCAACCTGGTCATCACCGACCCGCCCTATAACGTCAACTACGAGGGCAGCGCCGGGAAAATCAAAAACGACAATATGGAGAACGCCGCCTTCTACGACTTCCTGCTGGCGGCATTTCAGAATACAGCGGAAGCCATGGCGGACGATGCCTCCATCTATGTGTTCCACGCGGACACCGAGGGGCTGAACTTCCGAAAGGCATTCTCGGACGCCGGCTTCTACCTTTCCGGGACGTGTATCTGGAAGAAGCAGTCCCTGGTGCTGGGCCGCTCACCCTATCAGTGGCAGCACGAGCCGATCCTCTTCGGCTGGAAGAAGAAGGGGCGGCACCAGTGGTACACCGGGCGGAAGGAGTCCACCATCTGGGAGTTCGATAAGCCCAAGAAAAATAAGGATCACCCCACCATGAAGCCCATCCCGCTTCTGGCCTATCCCATTCTCAACTCCTCCATGAGCAACGCCATCGTGCTGGATCCCTTCGGCGGGTCCGGCAGCACTCTCATCGCCTGTGAACAGACCGACCGTATCTGCCGCACCATCGAGCTGGATGAAAAGTTCTGCGATGTCATCGTGAAGCGGTACATCGAGCAGGTGGGCAAGGCGGATGAGGTGTCCCTCCTGCGGGATGGGCTGACCTACCGCTATGCTGAGGTGGCAGGGGACGATGCGGAAGATATCCCGCTGTTCTAAGGAGGCGCCCATGAAACTGAATACGACCTTGACCCTCGGCAGCCTCTTCGATGGCTCCGGGGGTTTTCCTTTGGGCGGACTGCTTGCCGGGATCACCCCAGTATGGGCTTCGGAGATCGAGCCGTTTCCCATCCGGGTGACCACCAAGCGGCTTCCCTTCATGAAGCACTACGGCGACATCTCCCAAATGGATGGCGGGAAGATCGAGCCGGTGGACATCATCACCTTCGGCTCCCCCTGCACCGATATGAGCATCGCCGGGCGGAGAGCCGGTCTGGACGGGAAACAGTCCAGCCTTTTTTACCAGGCCATCCGTATTATTCAGGAAATGAGGGAGGCCACCCATGGCAGATACCCAAGATACATCGTGTGGGAGAACGTCCCCGGTGCGTTCAGCTCCAACAAAGGAGAAGACTTCAAAGCCGTCCTCGAAGCGGTCATCGGGATCAAGGAACCGGGCGCTCAGGTGCCTATGCCTGAGAAAAACCTCTGGCCCTACGCCGACCTATACCTGGGAGAGCAATGGAGCGTTGCGTACCGCACTCTTGACGCGCAATACTGGGGAGTTCCCCAGCGAAGACGCCGCATCTACCTTGTCGCGGATTTTGCAGGCTGGGGTGCCGGACAAGTATTATTTGAGTCCGAAGGCCTGTCAGGGTATTCTGCGGAGGGCTTCCGCGCGTGGCAAAGAGCTGCCGGAGATTCTGCGGTTGGCGCTGGAGCGGCAGGCGTCTGCCTAAACGACCAGGGCGGCTCCTGCATGGATGTGTCCAGCGAAGTCGCCGCCACCCTCCGCGCAGAAAACCATGGGCACCCGCCCTGTGTGCTGGATGCCGCCGGCTTCTGCACCGAGCATTCGGCGGACAGCCGGGGCATTGGGTTTGAACAAGAGCGCGCTCCCACCCTTCGGGCAGGAGTGGTACCCGCCGCGATTGCATTGGAGAGCCACCCCATCGACAGCCGCATCAAGATTGCCGATGACGGTACCATCCAGACGCTGACCTCCCGCATGGGGACGGGCGGCATGAATGTGCCGCTGGTGCTGAAGATCCGCTCCGGGTGCGAGGGCGGCGGCAAAGGGCCGCTCATCCAGGAAGACCGCTCCGCCACGCTCTCCTGCAACAATGACCAGACGCTCTTCGAGCCGGTGCCTTTCGGCATCTGCTCCGACCAGTCCAAAGCCATGCTGTCGGACAATCCCCATGCCGGGATCTACAAGGCTCAGACGTCCCGCACTCTCGACACCGGAGGCGGCAACCCAGGGTGCAATCAGGGCGGAATCGCTGTGGTGGCGCGGGAAAAATCTTATGCCATGACCATGAACAGCTATGTTCAGGTCGAGGAGGAGAAAACGCCGGCCCTGCTCTCAAGGGACTACAAAGACCCTACCGCCGTGAACAGCGGTTATACCGTGCGGCGGCTAACTCCCACCGAGTGCGCCCGCTTACAGGGTTTCCCGGACTGGTGGTGCTCCGGCCTGGATACCCCGGAGCCGACCGGAGAGGATATCGCGTTCTGGACGGAGGTCTGGGAGACACACCGGCGGCTCTGCAACCCCAGCGTGAAGCCCAAGACGGAGCGGCAAATCGTCAAGTGGCTGCGAAGCCCACATTCCGATGCGGCGGAATATAAGATGTGGGGCAACGGCGTGGCCCTGCCCTGCGTCTGGTTCGTCCTGTCCGGCATTGTGTTCAGTACACAATTATCTCCCGTATAATTCTACAATCCCAGGTCTCTATTTGACTTGATATTTGGGGGCCGCAGAGCGAATATGTGACTACCAAAAATCAAGGAGGAATCAGAAATGACCCTGCGTTACAACCTGACCGGCAGCGATAGAAAACGGCTGGTCTCCTCTATCAGCGAAATCACCGGCGCCTCCGCCAAGTACCTGGGCGCACCCAGCTTTGCCTACCAGGTGGATTACTTCACCATCGACCGCAACGGCGGCGTCACCTTCGATGACCGGGCTGACAGCGAGGAAATCGAAAACCTCATCGAAACGCTGGACAGCCAGGGCTTCAAAGCCGAGCCGCAAGCGGTCGAAGCATCCGAGCCTGTGGAGTCGGCCCCCGCCGAGGTAGATGGGCTGTGCATTTCCATGCCAGCCAGCCTTTTCACCGAGACAACGCTGCAGAACTTAAAGGACATCATTGCATCGAAGGGAAATCTCATCCGCAAGGCCATGGGGGTGGACGAGCTGCCCGTGGAGGTTGGCGATACAAAGGTCTCCTTCCCCTGGTTTGCCGGAATGCCCACGCCGGAGGAGGTCAAGGCCTATGACCATTTCATCTGCGCCCTGTGCGAGATGGCCAGAAATCAGAAGCGCGTTACCGCCAAGGAGCGGGACACCGGGAACAACAAGTACGCCTTCCGCTGTTTCCTCCTCCGGCTGGGGTTCATCGGGCCGGAGTTCAAACAGGAGCGCAAAATCCTGCTGCGAAACCTGACCGGCAGCTCCGCATTTAAGTCGGTTCCCCAAAAGGAGGTGGCGGACGATGCGGCTTCCGAGTAAGGAAACGCTGGCGCTTCTCCGAACCCGCTACCCTGCGGGAACGCGCGTGGAGCTTATCCGCATGGACGATCCCCAGGCCCCTCCGGTTGGGACGAAGGGTACGGTGCTGGGCGTGGACGATGTGGGAAGCATCCTGGTGGCCTGGGATAACGGCAGCGGCCTGAACGTAGCCTTTGGCGAGGATGTCTGCCGAAAGGTCGAGGTATAATACGCTGTAAGATGCACAGTTTTCAAACCACAAGATCGTGTAGTTTATGGCTCAGATAGTCCTGGATATAGTGTGCCTTCAGAGGTAATATGACACTACCGAAAGGGAAAACAACACCAACCAGGAGGCAGAACCATGAACGAGAAAACGAGAACCCAGATCGAGGAAATGAAGAAGCAGACCATCGGGGTCGAGGTCGAGATGAACAACATCGACCGAAGCCGGGCGGCAAAGGTCGCCGCCGAGTTCTTCGGCACCGGACGCTACGAGAGCACCGCCCACCGCAACGGGTACAGCACCTGGAGCGCATGGGACAGCCAGGGACGCGAGTGGAAATTCCAGAAGGACGTTTCCATTTCCGGCCCGGACAGCGAAAAATGCGAGCTGGTCACCCCGATCCTGACCTACGCCGACATGGAAACCCTGCAGGAGCTGATTCGCCGGCTGCGCAGAGCGGGCGCCAAGAGCGACTCCACCAGGGGTTGCGGAGTCCACATCCACATCGGCGCCAAGGGTCACACCCCGCAAACCCTGCGCAACCTGGCCAACATCATGGCCAGCCACGAGAGCCTTCTGGCCGAAGCCCTCAACCTCGACCATTACCGCATGAGCCGGTACTGCCGCACGGTTGACCCCCGCTTCCTGGAACAGCTCAACCGCAGGAAGCCCACCACCATGGCCGACCTTGCCGACATCTGGTACGGGAGCCAGGGCGCCAACTACGGCAGAAGCCAGCATTACAACGACAGCCGCTATCATATGCTCAACCTCCACGCCACATTCACCAAGGGCACGGTCGAGTTCCGGCTTTTCCAATTCGATGCCCCCGCGGACGGAAAACGCAACGGCCTTCACGCCGGCCAGCTGAAGAGCTACATCCAGCTTTGCCTGGCCCTCAGCCAGATGGCCAAGATGGTGCGCACCGCCAGCCCCAAGCCCCAGCAGAACGAGAACCCCAAATACGCCATGCGCACCTGGCTCCTCCGCCTGGGCTTCATCGGCGAGGAGTTTGAAACCGCACGGGACATCCTGACCCGCCGCCTTTCCGGTGACGCGGCCTTCCGCAACGGCAGAGCCGCCGCTTGAAGGACGCCGCCCAGAGGCCCCCGAACCCGCTGACGCGGGCTTTCGGTGGTAGAAGGGGTATGCGCCCCGGAAAGGAAGGTCAAGAAAATGAAACGCTACTACGTTGCCTACGGAAGCAATCTCAATGTCCGGCAGATGCGCTGGCGCTGCCCAGGGGCGAGAATCATCGGCACTTCGGAACTGAAGGACTACCGGCTCCTGTTCAAGGGAAGCAAGACCGGCTCCTACCTCACAATCGAGCCGGAGGTGGGATGCACAGTCCCCGTTGCGGTCTGGGAGGTCAGCGACCAAGATGAGCTGGCATTGGACCGCTATGAGGGTTTCCCCAGCTTCTACTACAAAAAAGAGCTGGTGCTGGACGTCAAGGGCATCCGCACCGGCAAGCTCCGGCGCCGGAGGGCCTTCGTGTACATCATGCGCGAGGAGCGGCCCTACGGCATTCCCACCAGCAGTTATATGAGCACCTGCGGCCAGGGGTACCGATTCTTCGGGTTCCCCGTTGACAAGCTCCTGGAAGCCCACCGCTACAGCCGAGAAAGGATGAAGCACAATGAAAGAAGATAACGTTACCCGCCTGGCAATCTGCCCACGCTGCGGCCAGCCCTACTACGAACCTCCGGCGCTTTCCCGGCTGGACAACGAGACCCTCATCTGCCCGGACTGCGGCACACGGGAAGCTCTGGACAGCATCGGCGTGGCTCCAGCTGAGCAGGACGCCATCATCCAGGTCATCCACCGCTACCAGCGGTCGGAATGAAGCTGTAAACCACACAATAACGAATCGCCATGTTTGTGTAGTGTATTCCTCCGAATTGACTTGCTATTATTCGGTTTTAGAGCGAATATGTGTACACCGAAAGGGAAAACGCACCGAATTGGAGGACACGAACATGAAGAAAGCTACCGCTCAGAAGGCCGCAACCTACCGCCTGCCTGAAACCACCACCCCGGAAAACCTGGAAATGAAGCTGATGAACAATCTGGGTACCATCCTCACCTTTGGCGACCACATCCTCGCCGCCGGGTACTTCTACGACCCCAACGGACGCAGTTACTACGGCGCCGTTTATCGGTTCTCCACCGGGGATCACACCTGCGAAGGCGACATCAAGCTGGTCGGCATTTCGGACGAGACCTTCATCGACAACGGTCACGCCATTGCCTGGGCGATGAGCAAGGCAAAATAAAGAAACCACAACATAATACCCATAGGGATGGAGCCAAAAGGCTCTGTTCCTCGTTACAGCCGCGCAGGGCTGTTTTTTTATGCTCATTTTACGGAGGTGACGGACATCAGAAAGCTCAAGAAATACACCCCAACGCCCTTCATGGCCAAGGGGTCACACTACGACAAAGCCCTGGCGGACTATGCCGTCAGCTTCATCCAATGTCTCTGCCACACCAAAGGCACCTGGGCGGGAAAGCCCTTCGAGCTGATCGACTGGCAGGAGCGCATCATCCGCGACCTGTTTGGCGTGGTCAAAGAGAACGGGTACCGCCAGTTCAACACCGCCTACATCGAGATCCCCAAGAAAATGGGCAAGTCGGAGCTGGCCGCTGCAGTGGCGCTTCTTCTCACCTGCGGGGACGGTGAGGAACGCGCCGAGGTGTATGGCTGCGCTGCCGACCGCCAGCAGGCATCCATTGTTTTTGAGGTAGCGGCGGATATGGTGAAGATGTGTCCGGCGCTCTCCAAGCGGGTCAAGATCCTCGCGTCCCAGAAGCGCATCGTTTACCATCCCACCAACAGCTTCTACCAGGTGCTCTCAGCTGAGGCCTACTCCAAGCATGGCTTCAACATCCACGGCGTGGTTTTTGATGAGCTGCACACCCAGCCAAACCGGAAGCTCTTTGACGTCATGACAAAGGGTTCCGGGGATGCCCGGATGCAGCCCCTCTACTTCCTGATCACCACGGCGGGGACGGATACCCGCTCGATCTGCTACGAGACACACCAAAAGGCCAAGGACATCCTGGAAGGCCGGAAAATCGACCCCACCTTCTATCCGGTCATCTACGGCGCCGATGAGGGGGATGACTGGACAGACCCCAAGGTGTGGAAAAAGGCCAACCCCTCCCTCGGCATCACGGTGGGCATCGACAAGGTCAAAGCGGCCTGTGAGTCCGCCAAGCAAAATCCCGCCGAGGAAAACAGCTTCCGCCAGCTCCGGCTGAACCAGTGGGTCAAACAGGCGGTGCGCTGGATGCCCATGGAGAAATGGGACCGCTGTGCCTTTGCTGCCTCAGAGGACGATCTGGAAGGCCGGGTCTGCTACGGCGGTCTGGATCTGTCCAGCACCACGGATATCACCGCCTTCGTGCTGGTCTTCCCGCCGCTGGACGAGGAGGACAAATACACCGTACTGCCTTACTTCTGGATACCGGAGGACAACATCGACCTGCGCGTCCGCCGCGACCATGTGCCTTATGACGTCTGGGAGCGGCAGGGTTACCTCCAGACCACAGAGGGAAATGTGGTTCACTACGGCTACATCGAAAAGTTCATCGAGCGGTTGGGAGAACGGTTCAACATCCGGGAGATTGCCTTTGACCGCTGGGGCGCTGTGCAGATGGTGCAGAACCTGGAGGGCATGGGCTTTACGGTAGTCCCCTTTGGGCAGGGCTTTAAGGATATGTCGCCGCCCACCAAGGAGCTGATGAAGCTGGTGCTGGAGGAACGCATCGCCCATGGCGGTCACCCTGTCCTGCGCTGGATGATGGACAACATCTACATCCGCACCGACCCGGCGGGGAACATCAAGCCAGACAAGGAAAAGTCCACAGAAAAAATCGATGGCGCCGTTGCCACCATCATGGCCCTTGATCGGGCCATCCGATGCGGCAACGACACCAGCGAGTCGGTCTATGACAGCAGAGGGCTGCTGTTTTTATAAATTGCCTGTCAGCGAAATTCTGATGTCAGTTCTGAGGTGTAATCCCGTACTCGATGCCACTGGTTCTTAAAACGGAAGTGCCGTTCAACATTGATTTCCTTCATTGGGCAGGTATACCGGCGTCCCATGTTCGTTATTTGAACCCAGTCACAGGCGTAGTTGATACAAAGCACCAACATTGCTGATCACTCCGTTTCGATTACTTCATAATCGGGGTCTTCATAATCCTCCAAAGGGTTGTCGCCTGGGTTAGACATATAAAGTGTCTCCGCACCTTCTCTTGAACAGGAGATCATGTAGTCCCCATACTCTTTTGCCTCCTCTTCGGAATCAAAGAGTTCATCCTCTTCCTCCTCGGTACCATCGGGGTATTTCATAAGGAGTTTGAATTTACGACCAGAGTCATCACCCAGGGATTCCGGCTCAAAGTCATCTGTTGATTCATCAGAGTCGCCGGTTCCCTTTGTAGCCAAGTATGCAGCACCCACCGCTACACCGATAATGCCAACAATCTTTGCTCCAGCCTTTAGGCGTTCCATCCACTTGGCTTTGCGTTTTTCGCGGCAATCGGGGCAGAGCTTCTGTTTTGTACCCGGCTCAAGCACTGCACCGCAGTCGCGACAAACAACAGCATGAGTTGTTTCATCTGGCAAAGGTTCAATGGGTGTCACCTGGAGACTCTCAGCGTTGAATGCCCCAATGGGGTACTCACTAATATATCCAGACACCGTGAAGGATCGTCCGCAGCTATGGCACTGACACTCCACATTCTCAAATTCGTAAACCATCTCATCGCCCATCTGCCGTTCGGAAGTAGAAACAGTCCCTTCATCTTCCAGGTCGATGCGATTTTTTGCTTTGCAATAGGGGCATTCAACAGCACGCTGTAGACTAATGCGGTCATCTTCCCATGATGTGTCATCCCCAATTTCTTCTGCTGCCTGCTGGAGTTTTACCTTTTCACAGTACTCCTGCAGAGCTTTTCTAAAGATTTCAGACTTGGGAACGCCAGTCGCATTGCTGGCAAAAGCCAGCATTTCATCCTCTTTATCATTGAGACGGACACGGTATTGCTTTTCGCGGCTGTCTTCCTTTTTAGGCCTACCAAGCATTTTATCATCTCCTTCGATTTAATGGATATCCAGAAAGACTGTAATCAAAGAATACACCTTTCTCCTGGTTCTGTCAAGTATTTGGATATCCAAAAACAAAAAAGAAAGTGAGGTCGAGCCTATGGGCATCTTTTCCGGCTTGTTCAAATCCCGCGACAAGCCCCAGAACCGGACATCCGGCAGCGGGTACAGCTTCTTCTTTGGTGGCTCCACCGCCGGCAAGAACGTCAACGAGCGTTCCGCCATGCAGATGACCGCCGTGTACTCCTGCGTCCGCATCCTGGCGGAAGCGGTGGCGGGGCTTCCGCTGCACCTCTACCGCTATAAGGAGGATGGCAGCAAGGAGAAGGCGCTGGATCATCCGCTGTACCACCTGCTCCACGATGAGCCGAACCCTGAGATGAGTTCCTTTGTGTTTCGGGAAACCCTTATGACCCATCTGCTCTTATGGGGTAACGCCTACGCCCAGATCATCCGCAACGGCAAGGGCGGGGTCATTGCTCTCTATCCGCTGATGCCAAACCGCATGGTAGTGGATCGGGACGCCAAGGGCCGGCTCTACTACCAGTACACCACCAGCACCGAGGACGCACCCACCATGAAGGGCGTCACCGTCAACCTGCCGCCCTCGGATGTGCTGCATATCCCCGGCCTGGGCTTTGACGGGCTGGTGGGGTACAGTCCCATTGCCATGGCCAAGAACGCCATCGGCATGGCGATTGCCTGCGAGGAGTACGGGGCCAAGTTCTTCGCCAACGGCGCGGCCCCCGGCGGCGTGTTGGAACACCCCGGCACCATCAAAGACCCCCAGCGGGTACGGGAGAGCTGGCAGTCCACCTTTGGAGGCAGCGGTAATGCCAATAAGATCGCCGTTCTGGAGGAGGGTATGAAATACACGCCCATTGGCATCTCGCCGGAGCAGGCGCAGTTTTTGGAAACGCGAAAATTCCAAGTCAATGAGATCGCTCGAATTTTCCGAGTGCCGCCCCACATGGTGGGCGACCTGGAAAAGTCGAGCTTTTCCAATATTGAGCAGCAGTCTCTGGAGTTCGTGAAATACACCCTGGACCCCTGGGTGATCCGCTGGGAGCAGACCATTCATCGGTCGCTCTTATTGCCGGACGAGAAATCCCAGTATTTCGTGAAATTCAATGTAGAGGGGTTGCTTCGCGGCGATTATCAGAGCCGCATGAACGGGTACGCCATCGGTCGGCAGAATGGCTGGATGTCCGCCAACGACATCCGAGAGCTGGAGAACCTCGACCGCATCCCCGCCGAGGAGGGCGGCGACCTGTACCTTATTAACGGCAATATGCTCCCGCTCAAGGATGCGGGGGCTTTTGCAAATACCGAACCTGACAGGGCTCCCGCAAAGCCAGGGGCTTTGTGGGAAGAGGACGAGCAGCGAAGTGAACGAGCTTTTCACGCTTGCGTGGAAACGAGTGATATGGAGCTTGCGAGGACGAGACGGAAAGGAGGAAAATGCCGATGAAGAATTTTTGGAAGTGGAAGAATCAAGCCCAGACGGAGACGGCTCCGGCGGAACGGACGCTGTATCTGAACGGCACCATCGCCGAGGAAAGCTGGTTTGACGATGACGTCACGCCCCAGCTTTTCAAAGAGGAGCTGATGGCCGGGGACGGGAACATCACCGTCTGGATCAATTCTCCCGGCGGCGACTGCGTGGCGGCGGCTCAAATCTACAATATGCTGATGGACTATCCCCACGATGTGACCGTGAAGATCGATGGCATCGCGGCGTCCGCCGCATCCGTCATCGCCATGGCGGGCACCAGGGTCCTCATGTCCCCGGTGTCTATGCTCATGATCCACAACCCCATGACTGTTGCCATGGGCGACACCGGCGAGATGCAGAAGGCCATCGAGATGCTCTCCAGCGTCAAGGACTCCATCATCAACGCCTACGAGATCAAGACCGGCCTGTCCCGCGCCAAGCTGTCCCACCTCATGGACGCCGAGACCTGGTGTAGAGCTACAATACATATTGGACAGTAG